GCCATATAAAGAACCGTCGGCGACATTAATGCAACTATTAGGATTTTGCGTAGAGGCAGGACAGAGATTCGCATCCATTACTAATCTACAAGTGGGTGAAGGCAATCAAGAAATGCCTGTAGGAACAACTATGGCATTACTTGAGCAAGGCACAAGAGTTATGTCTGCCGTTCACAAAAGATTGCACTACGCACAAAAAACAGAATTCAAAATATTAGCTAGACTCTTTGCGGAGTACCTACCCCCCGTCTATCCATACCAAGTAATTGGAGGGGACCAAGCTATTAAACAAACTGACTTTGACAACAGAGTGGATGTTATCCCTGTCAGTGATCCTAACTTCTTCTCTATGAGTCAGAGAATTACGTTGGCGCAACAAGAATTACAATTGGTACAAAGTAATCCTGAGATTCACAACATTAAAGAATCCTACAGAAGAATGTATCAAGCACTAGGAACAGAAAATATTGAAGCACTATTCGCCCCGGATCCTCCACCTCCCGCCCCAATGGATCCAGCAAGTGAGAATAGTGCTGCCCTCATGGGAATGCCTCTTGTGGCTTTCCCTGACCAAGCACATCAAATACATATAGAAGTGCATTTATCCTTTTTAGAAACTGGCATAGGCCTGAGCAACCCAGCTACGCTTCCTATTATGGTGTCGCATATTTTTGAGCACGTATCATTAGAAGCACAAAATCAAGCTGATTTACAAATGCCAGATCAACAACCACCTATGCAACAAATACCACAAATGCAAGAAGGAGGCATGATGCAACCCCCTCCACCTAACCCAGCTAAAGAGGCTTTGAAGGCACAACTTGAACTAGATATAATCGAAAAAATTCTACCTAGATTAGAAAAAATCATGACTCCTCCTGATGACGGTGTTGTCGCTCTAAAACAACAAGAGTTACAAATACGTGCAAAAGAGAATGAAGATGATAAGATGATCGCAGAAGAAAGGATTGAACTTGATAAAGCTAAGCTTAAACAAAAAGATCAATCGGAAGAAGAGAAGTTAAAATCACAAGAAGATATAGCAGCTATGAAAGTTGGAGCCGAAAGAGAAAGAATTAGACAAGAGAAAAAGTCAGGGAGTAAAGACTAATGCGTAGACTCGGTGGGATACCTAACACAAGACAGTTCAGAGAACTTATAAGAGAAGAAGCACTTCCGTTACCTAGACTTGCAAAAGCCCCTACTTTACCTATTGCACCAATAGCACCTGTAAGTATGGCAAAGTTTCCTACGAGTCCAGTTGCACCAATAGCACCTAACGCAGTTGCACAAAGCGCGATGGCTAATTTACCTGTAGAAATGCAAACGATTTTGATGCCTGATACTGTGTCACCCATTGCACAGTCAGGCATCTCTGCTATGGACACCGACATAGACAAAGAAATTGAGAAGATACTTGCAGCTGCTATGGCTCCTCCTTCTCAAGAAACTGTAAATGCAGATATAGCAAAATTAATGGGGATGGAACCTGAAGTGAGTGTGGAAACAGTAGACCCTGTAACTGCCGCTGTCGAAGCTGCCGTGGGCAATGGTCAACCGACCATGGACGATACTATACTTGCAGCACAACCAGTAACTCAAGCACAACCAGATTTTATGACTCAGCTAAATGATCTTATTGCACAGATGCAATTGGAACAAACAGCTGTTGCCGAACAACAGCAACAGCAAGAACAACAAAGACAAGAACAAACAGCTGAAATGACAAAGAACTATATGATAGGGCAACCAGCCGTAGGCTATAACCCTTACCAAAGTGGGCAGTACCAAAACAATCCGTATGGCGCTGCTGGAGTACCTAACATGGGCGGTATAACATCTATACCCGTCCCTGCACCTTATCAAGCACCGAGGACAATGACATAGACACACTACAATTCGCGACCGCTGTACTGCGCGCCATAGATAAAAAAGAACAGCAAATCCAAGAAATGATGACCAATGGAGAAGTAAAAGATTGGGAGCATTATAGGAATCTTACTGGGCACATCGAGGCGCTAAATCACGTTCGCGAAGACATTCGACAATTAATGAAAAATCAGGAGATGCACGATGCCTAATCCAAGCAATTTAGCCATGGAAGAAAAATGGAAAGAAGCTGAAGAAGATAAAACAGCTTTAGAAAAAGTATATAAATCAGGAAAGAAAAAAGATGACGCTACGACGTTAGATCCTGATATGTTGAATTCAGAACTCTTGGATCAATTACCTTCACCTACAGGGTGGAGGATAATGATCCTACCGTACAAAGGCCAAGGAAAAACAGACGGAGGAATTGTACTTACAAATGAAACTGTTGAGAGACAACAGGTAAGTACCCTACTTGGCTATGTATTAAAAGTCGGACCACAAGCGTACGACGGAGAAAGATTTTCTAGCGGACCTTGGTGTAAACCGGGAGACTGGGTATTGATAGGAAGATACGCAGGCTCTAGGATTCACATAGAAGGCGGAGAAATAAAGTTGTTGAATGACGATGAAATCATTGCAACAGTTCCAGACCCAGAAGCAATTCTGCATCAATTTTAACCATGGAGAATGACCATGCCAAAGCATAAACTAAATATGAATGCTGCTGACGAATCAGTACCTTTAGATGATACTGGTCCAGAAGTAGACATTGATATAGACGAAGATCCAGCTTTACCTATTGATCCCCAGCAACCTGTTAAACCTGTATTAGGTGGTGAAGGTGCTGCGGAAGCAATACCAGAGCCTGAATCAACCCCAGAGCCCGCAGTTGCAGTAGCTGACGATGACGAACACGAAGAATACAGTAAAAATGTAAAAAAACGTATCGACAAGCTTACTGCCAAACTAAGGGAATCAGAACGAAGAGAGAAAGCAGCAACCGAATACGCAAAGAACGTACAAACCGAAAATAAAACTTTACAAGAGCAGAAACAAAATGTGGATGGTAATTATATTATTGCCGAAGCAAATAGAATTACTGCTGAAACCGAAGCAACAAAGAATATATTAAAGAAAGCAAACGAAGAATCAGACATCGATGCACAAACTAACGCACAACAAAAATTAGCAGCTCTTGCGGTTGAGGCTCAACGTGTACAAGCTTTAAACCAAGAGCGTTCTGCAAAGACAGAACAAATTCAGGCACCACAGGATTTACCAAAGGAAGTCACTGAGCAGCCCCAACAATATTCTGAACCAGATCCTAAAGCCCAAGAATGGGCTGAAGAGAATTCTTGGTTCGGAAATGATAGGGCTATGACGATGACCTCTTTTGTTTTTCATCAAGATTTACTTAACGAAGGGTTTGACCCAACGAGCAATGAGTACTATGATGAGATAAATAAAAGGATTCGTACGGAATTTCCTCATAAATTTGAGGAACAACCACAAGCGAACCGTCCCGCCCAAGCGGTAGCACCAGCAAAGCGAAGTGCAAAGCCAGGGCGCAAAACTGTGAGACTCACACCCTCACAAGTTGCAATAGCAAATAAATTGGGTGTGCCTTTAGAAGAGTACGCGAAATACGTTGAATAACGTGGAGCAATGTAAAAATGACTGATAAAAATAAAAAGACTGACGAAAATCGTCAACCACGCGAAGCCCAAACTCGCGACAAACAAGAAGTGAGAAAACCTTGGGCACCCCCGTCTGCTTTGGATGCACCTAATCCCCCAGAAGGTTACATTCATCGTTGGGTAAGAATGGAAATCAGAGGCCAAGATGATTCAAAAAACGTCATGGCTAGACTTCGTGAAGGTTGGGAGCCTGTGAGAGCAGATGAATACCCAGACTTCGATTCTCCCACTGTTGATGAAGGTAAATTTGCAGGAGTGATAGGCGTTGGTGGATTGATACTATGTAGGATTCCTCTCGAAACTGTACAGGAAAGAGCTGACTATTTTGCGAAAAAAACGCAAAGTCAGATGGATGCTGTAGATAACGATATGATGAAAGATGGTCAACACCCTAGCATGTCCATAAACAGACCAGACAGACAGTCTCGCGTAACAATTGGTGGAACTCAAGGTTCAGGTAACTAAGAGTTCTTTATAATAATTCTTGGAAATAGAGAAAAGAAATGGCAAATGTAGACAAAGCCTTTGGCTTATCCCCTTATAAGGGGCTCAACGCTGGTTCCTCTGTTCAGATAGTTAATAAATATAATATTGACCCTAGTGGATATGGTACTTCCATATTCCAAGGCGATCTTTGTATATTTGCAGGTGGTTACATCAATAGATCAGCAGCTGGTTCTGCTAATAACGTTGGTGTTTTATCGCATGTATATTATGTTGCTACTGACGGAACTCCCACCTTTAAGAATTACTATCCAGCATCTACAACGGCACTTGGTAGCGGAGCTATAGAAGCTTTCGTCTATGACGACCCTAACCAAATGTTTGTTGTTCAAGCGGATGGTGCTTCAGCCGTAACATGTATAGGCAGAAATGCTGATACTGACGGTATTGGTGGTAGTACAACAACTGGTGTTGCTACTCGCGAACTCGACTCTAGCACAATAAATACTACACAAGCACTTCAGCTGAAGATTGTGGGCGTAGTCCAAGATGACACTAACGGTGACCTTACAGCGGATAATGCGAACTTAGTCGTTCTGATTAATGAGCACGCTTATAGAGGTCCGGTAGCTGGTACATAAGGAGTAACTTAAATGGCAATTAGTAGAGCACAATTAGTCAAAGAATTACTTCCAGGCTTGAACGCATTGTTCGGACTTGAGTACGACAGAT